GCAGCTGCGGAAGCGGGCGAAGGCTGGGCCCTCAAAGAGCTCGGCGATCGCTTCGACGGCAAGCCAGCGCAAGGCGTGATTATCACGGGCGATGAGAACGCAACACCGGTGAAGATTCAAGCAACAATCGAATTCGTAGGACGCGAGGCCGCGACAAGCGGCGATGACAATTCTGGGCGCGCTCTTGAACCTGAATATCCAGATAGCCAAGCCACTTGAGCCGCTATTCACGCCTCGCCGCTACAAGGTCGCCTACGGCGGCCGCGATTCCGCTAAGAGCTGGGGTCTAGCCCGCGCACTCCTAGTCCGGGCCTGGCAGCAACCAACGCGCATTCTGTGTGCGCGTGAGCTCCAAAGCTCAATCAAAGACTCAGTCAAGAAGCTACTCGAGGATCAAATCACGTTGCTGGGCATGTCAAGCTGCTTTGACGTCCAGAATAATCGCATCTTGGGCTGTGGCCCGACCAACAAGGGCACCGAGATTCTGTTCGAGGGCTTGCGATTTAACGTTGATCGCATCAAGAGCTTTGAGGGTGTTGACATTGTGTGGGTCGAAGAGGCCAAGAATGTCAGCCGCAACTCGTGGCAGGTATTGATACCGACAATCCGCAAGGGAAGCTCAGAGATCTGGGTGAGTTTCAACCCTGAGCTGGAGACTGACGAGACCTATCAGCGCTTCGTGGCTAATCCGCCACCGAATGCCTTCGTGGTGAAGATGACATACCACGACAATCCATGGCTCTCGCAGGTCTCAAAAGATGAGATCGAGTATCTTCGGCGCACTCGGCCGGACGACTATTTACATATCTACGAGGGGCACTGCCGCGTCACCCTTGACGGTGCAATTTACGCTGATGAGCTTCGTGCAGCTACGCAGGAGGGGCGCATCACGAAGGTTCCATACGATGAATCTGTACCGGTTCACACGTTTTGGGATCTGGGTTGGGCCGACTGCACGTCGATCTGGTTTGTGCAGAAGGTTGGGTATGAGTATCGCATCATCGATTGCTTTCAAGACCAGCTCAAGAAGACGCCCTACTACGTGAAGGCGCTGCAGGATCGCGGCTACGTCTACGGTACGCACTATCTGCCGCACGATGGCAATCATCAGCACATGAACAGCGACTCGATCGCCGAGACGTTGCGCAAGTTGACCGGCTGCAACGTGGTGACATCTCAGCGCGTACCGAAGAAGGAGCTGGCATTCCCGCCGGTGCGCCAGATCTTCCCGCACTGCTGGTTCGATAAGGACAAGTGCGCAGATGGCATTCAGTCGCTGCGCCACTACCGCTACGACGTGGATGAGTTCGGGCAGTGGAGCAAGCAACCGTTGCACGACGATCATTCGCACTTCGCTGATGCATTCGCCGAGTTCGGCCGCAGCATCAACCGCAAGCACGAGACCAAAGAGATCCCACAGGTGCAGATCGTTCAATACACCTCGGGCCAGGAGAATACCGCATGGATGGGATGAGGAAATGCCTGATCACAGGCGCTGCGGGCTTCATTGGGCATCATGTCCTGGCCTACCTGCTCGAGCGCACCGATTGGCAGTTCACGCTGCTTGATCGGCTGGACTTCAGCGGCAATCTGAATCGCCTGCACGAGCTCGACATCGATCTTGGGCGCGTGACATTCCAGTTCCACGACTTGCGCGCACCGATCAATGATCAGCTGGCAAGCCAGATCGGCGCGCACGACTACATCATCCACATGGCGGCTAGCACGCACGTCGACCGCAGCCTGAGCGATCCCATGCTGTTCGTGCACGACAACGTTGTGGCCACGGGCAACCTGCTCGAGTTCGCGCGCAAGACCGGATGTGACAAGTTCTTCAATTTCTCGACCGATGAGGTGTTCGGGCCGGCGCCCGAGGGCACAGCGCATAGCGAGGGCGAGCCGTATCGGCCGAGCAATCCGTACAGCGCGACCAAGGCCGGAGCTGCGTCATTGGGATATGCGTGGCATGTGAGCTTTGGCGTTCCGGTGCTGACCACGTACACCATGAACAACTTCGGCGAGCGCCAGCACCCGGAGAAGCTGATCCCGCGCACGATCTCTTGCCTCATGAGCGGCGAGGAGATGCCGGTATTTGCCATGCGCACCGATGGCGAGCTTAAGCCCGTGGGTCAGCGCTACTGGCTGCATGCGCGCAATACCGCCTCGGCGCTGTACTTCCTGACGCAGCATGGCAAGCCGGGCGAGGCCTACAACATCATCGGCTTCGATGAATGGAGCAACTGGGATCTGATCCACTACATCGCAGAGATTGCGGGCAAGCCGCTGCGCACCAAGCTGGTCGACTACTACGGCATTCGTCCGGGTCACGACGTGCGCTATGCGTTGGATGGCAACAAGCTCGCAGCGCTGGGCTGGCGTCCAGAGTTGAGTTTCGCCGAGTCGATGCGCGAGACGGTGCGCTTCACGATGGCGAACAAGGCGTGGGCATGAGGATCGGCTTCAATTGCTCGAGCTTCGATCTGCTCCACGCTGGGCATGTGACCATGCTCAAGATGGAGCGGCGCATGTGCGACTACTTGAAGGTCGCGCTGCAGGTCGATCCGACAATCGATCGGCCAGGCGTTAAGAACAAGCCGGTGCAATCGATCTATGAGCGCTACGTACAGCTGCAGGCATGCCGCTACGTCGATGAGATCTTAGTCTACGAGACCGAGCTCGATCTGCTCAATCTCATCATGACGCAGGACATCGATATCCGCTTTTTGTCCGAGGAATACCGCGAGCGCGACTTCACGGGCAAGCAATACTGCATCGATCATGGAATCGAATTGCATTACCACCTTCGTCGTCACAGCTACAGCTCGACTGATCTGCGCACGCGCACCTACGAGCTTGAGACGATGAAGCGCATGAGTTCGGCGTGCAGCGTGGAGCTCCCTAGTGTTTCAGCCTCCGCTCGCACTATAGCAACCACGCTGCCGCCTAACACCCAAGCCGATAGTGGGCTCATAACATCGGCAGCGCGGGCCGGGGCAATTGAGTGTCGCTAATGCTCCTCCACCCTGGTGACCGCGCAATTACCGGAGAAAATCATGCCACTGGTTAAGGGCAAGAGCAAGAAGGCCGTGAGTCAGAACATCCGCACCGAGGTTGCCGCTGGCAAGCCGCAGAAGCAAGCCGTTGCCATTGCGCTGAATGTCGCGGGGAAGGGCAAGAAGAAGAAATGAGCAGAGGCGATTGGGCCGTAGCCGTAACGATCCTGGTGATCATCCTGGTAGGCATCGGCATGCCGCTAGTGCTGAAGGTGCTTGCGTGAACACCCAGACGCTCGCGCAATTGCTGATCGATTGCGACTACAAAGACGACGGCAGCGCCGAGGATTCTCTTGCGCTTGCATTCTTTGTGGCAGGAGCAGCTGCGGCCATGCTGATGGCACGTCGTGGCGATCCAGCGGCCGAGATCTTGGATCAGATCGACACGTTGCATGCGATGTCGCTCCGCCATATCGACCGCTTGGAGAAGGAGCGCAAGCCGTGAGCGATCCGATCCGCTCCCTGCGCTTCGCCGAGCGCGAGTATTACGACATCTGCAACGACGTGGAAGTCGTCGAGCTCCAGGCGATCACCAATATCGGCACGTACACCGCGACAGTGTCGATGGAAGACGGCGCGGCCAAGTTGCGAGCCCGCCGCGAAGAGTTTCGACAATACGTCATGAACGATTGTGCACACCCTATGAGCCGACCCCATGAAGTTAGCATTGGATAGCAGCGTTTTTGTACAAAACGTGAAGAAGACCAAAGAAGAGCTGAATGGCTTGCCGCTGACGGCGCGTGAACAGCAAGTGTGGGCGATGGTAGCGCAGGGCTTGCGCAACAAAGAGATTGCCAAGGGACTGAACGTGCAAGAAGGCACGGTCAAGCAGCACATCTATGTGGCGATGGCCAAGATGGATTGCCGCACGCGCACTGAACTCGCGCTCAAGTATGCAACGCTGTACGCAGGCAAGCATTGATGGCAGGCTACGAAGCCAAAACCTCACGAGGGCCTGCAGATGAATCCGCGACAGGCTCGGCTAAGAAGGATTCGACTGCGTCGTTCCTCCGAAAAGCCGTTAAACAGTTCGCGCGTGCCGAAACCAAGGAAAGCAAAAACCGGCAAATGGCGCTAGAGGACTTGCGCTTCAAGAACGGCGAGCAGTGGCCAGAGGACATCAAGGCCTCGCGCACGATCGAGAAGCGGCCGTGCCTCACCATCAACAAGATGCAAACGTTCGTGCACCAGATCACGAACGACCAGCGCCAGAATCGGCCGAGCATTGGTGTATCGCCGGTCGGCGATCGCAGCGACCCGCAGACCGCAAAAGACTACAAGGGCCTGATCAAGGCGATCGAGCGCCAGTCGAAGGCCGATATCGCCTACGACACCGGCCTTGACTCGGCGGTATCGATTGGCTGGGGCTACTGGCGCATCCTGACCGAGTACGAGTATGACGGCAGCTTTGATCAGTGCATCCGGATCAAGCGCATCCCGAATCCGTTCCGCGTCTACCTCGATCCGGATAGCACCGAGCCCGACGGATGCGACGCGAAGTGGGCATTCATCACCGATATGATCCCGCGCGAGCAATTCGACGAGGACTTCCCTGATGCTACGCCGCAGCCTTGGGAAGAGCAGGGAATGGGAGAGGACGATGAAAAGTGGAGCACCGAGACTCACATCCGCATTGCGGAATACTTTTGCTATGAGAGTACTAAGCGCAATCTGGTACGCCTTGAGAATGGGCATGTGGGCTACGAGGATGAGCTGGACCCGCTATTGGCAGATGCTGAACGAATTGAAGAGCGTGACGTCTACGAAAAGCGCGTCAAGTGGTACAAGATCACCAGCAAGCAAATCCTCGAAGAGAGCGAGTGGCTCGGCAACC